CTGAGCAGGATAAGCGATACCCAAAGTTGTAAGCGCATCTGGAGCGCCCCACAACCAGCGAGTGCCGTTATTCTCTTCGTGGATTACGATAAAACCGCAACAGCAGTCTTGCAATTCCTTGATCGCGTCTCTTGTTGCCAAAGCATGGCACGGAAAGATAGCAACTAAAGTCTGAGTAATTACTGTATTACAGTTGGCTCTTTCGCCAGTTTCTGTAAAGTTGGCGGTCTCCTGATAAGGCTCAAATTCATAGAACTTTGTAGCCCCTGACATTGTGATAGTGTCAATTTCGCCAGCCGTGATGTTAAGCGCAGTTACGTCCTCTTTCGAAGCAACCCAAAACTTAGCAAGACCACCAGCGCAGGCGTTTGCGCAATCTATTGTCAAACCTGTTGTTAAACAGCTCATATTTATATTTTTATTAGGTTAAAAAATTAGTATGCAACTGTGATAAGGTCAGAGTGTTTGTAGTTGAAACCAAGGTAAAATCTTGATTTAACTTTCAATTTCTCGTCCTCTTCATCGTGCCAAGCGATAGCCTGATTGATCGGATTAGCAATGTCAGTACCCAAAACAAAGTTAGTACGCTCAGTGTAAAGAACAAAGTTCGCGTCTTGTACGTTTAGGTAGTTGTCAGCGTATTGCTGCCATTCGTACATTGGTTTTACTTCAATACCGTTAAACGTCAATCTCTGAGCGCCATTAGTCAACAAAGTAAGATGAGCCGCAGAGCTTACACCGTTGTTTTGTAGATCCTGCAAGTACTGTCTGTAAACATTGGCAGAAACTAAAAATACTTTTTGAGCTTCCGGTACTGCTGAAAGTACGTTAGAGCTATTCTCCCAAACCGCTGTCAAAAGGTCGATACCATCACCAGCGCCGAGCGGAGTACCTGAGTTTGAATTGATATAAGGCACTAAGTTGCCAGCAACCAATTGCGGAATATAAACAGACCACATGCCGTCCGTAATGTTTACTGCATCGTCAACGCTTGCCTTGTTACCAAAGAAAGCAACTTTAAGCATCTGCTTGCGGAGCGCCTGTACCATGCGAGTCATCAAGATCTGCATAAAGATTGTGCCCTCGAGGTTAGAACTGTTTGAGCCAGCTTTAAGCTTTTGCTTATAAACTGTACCGACAAATTCGTCATAACAAAGCTCGAGATTAACTTTGATTTCGTCAACTTCGATACATCTTTCGAATAAACCGAGTGAACCTTTTGGAGTCCAACCGCAACCGCCAGACAGCTGCATAATATCCTCCATTACGCCCACATATCCAATTTGCTGCTTATTGTTTACGAGTACCATTGTCTCGAAAATTTCATCTATTTCAGCGTCAAAAAATACTGGTTTGAAAAGCATTTCCTGAGCCTGAGTGCCAACTAATCCGATACGGAATTGACCTGCTTCAAATGTTGCCATTATATAAAATTTTGATTTGTTAGTTAATAAATTAAGATAGTGTCCAAGTTACTGTCAAAGTAATAGAACCTCCGTCAGATACAAAGTTAATATCGCCAGTCTGAGCGCCTGCTCCGAGATTGCCGTCAGCAACCGCAGACAAAGTGTATTTTTGACCCGGATAAATAACGCCTGCAAATTGTGGAAGCGTTGCGCTCAATACGTCAGCGACTGGAGTTGCACTTGCAACCGTCAAAACTGTAAAGCCTGTATTGTGCAATTCAACTTGGAAAGGAATATCCGCACCGTCAGGGAAAGTACCGAGAGCAAGAGTAGTAATACCAAGAGCACCACCAACTGAAGCAAGAGAAAGAACTGGATTAGCCAGAGCCTCAGTGTCAATCGACAAAGCTGTACCGTTGTACGCAAAGCTGAATTTTTTGGTACAATCGCAGCCGAGTAAATCGCTTTCTCCGATGCTGATCTCGATAATTACAGACCAGTCAGATCCGTTAAGACCAGATGTGTCAAGGATAAGCTCGTCAACCAAACCAGTGCCGACAGCAGTAACAAAATTACCTTGTCCGTCTGTGATTTGAACTTTGATATATTTTGTATCGTAGTCATCAGTTGGAGTGTTAAACTCAACTGTCGTGGTTCCTTCAACTGTACCGATGTACATATCGAGTTGAATATCGCAGCAGCCTCCGCAATCCTCAATTTTCAGGATCTCAGCATTGGCAGCGTTAGCCAGTGGATTTGTGCGAGCGAAAAAGAACTCCTCAGAGTTCCCCTCTTGATAAAAGTTTTCTTTATTGAATGACATTTATTTTAATTTTTGATGAGTGAGTTAATAAATTTTGAAGCCTGCAGGATCTGGTCCTGAGTGAAACCGATTTCCGCAGTTTTTTCCGCTTTTACGTCGCTTTTATAGCTCATTTTTGCTAAAATTTCAGCTTCCAAAGCTTCTAGTTTGAGTTGTTTTTCCTCGAGCTGTTTGTCAAGAGCTTCGATTTTTGCAGTTAAATCCGCACTTTCGTCGCTTTTAACATCCTCTTTTACTTCAACGGCTGGCTCTTCGGCTTTGTCCTCAGCAACGGGAGCCGTCTCGACTTCCTGCTCAGTTATTTCAGCCTTAAATCCAAACATTGCAGCAAGTTGCTGGAGAAAAGTCTTTTTTTCTACTTGCATACTGTTTAAAATTTGATTTGGAATGTTTTTAAATTTTGCTTCCGCTCTAATCATTGCGTAAGCTTCCTCGTATATAGAGTGCTCCTCTTTTTTCTCTTCGACTATCATGTCGATGAAGCCCATTTCGAGCGCTTCCTCTGCTGTGAGCCAGGTCTCAGCTGCCATCATTTTTTTGACTTCCTCTAGTGTTTTCTCCTTACTTCCTCCGATTAACTTACCTTTGCTTTCGAGCTGAGCTGTATATATTGCAGCCATTTGTTCGTCAAACATTCTTAAAAGCTCGATAGTCTTTTCAAGTTCAAAGACGTTCCCCTCAACTCCGCCCCAGCTATTATGCATCATAAAAAAGGAGTTCTTAGTCATTTCCTTTCTTTTGCCTGCCATTAAGATGATTGTCGCAGCGCTGGCAACTATCCCGATACCTCTGGTTGTAGTCCTTCCTGAGTAAAGCGCAATCATTTCAGATATTGCCATTCCCTCAATAATTGACCCGCCAGAACTTGATATATTGATAAGCACGTCTTGACCGCCTGCTTCATTCAAAGCCTTTTTAACCGTGTCTTTCGTCTCTGTGTCTTTGCTGCCTATTGTGCCGAATATGTTTAATTCAAACATCGTTAAATTGATTTTGAACAAAGGTAAAAAGCCGTTAACTCACAAAAAAACGATAAATAAAAAAAACCGTTACCCCCTGCAAGGATAACGGTCCAAACTTAAAAACTAAATGGAATTACTACACACACACAAATATAAATCTTTATTTTACATCATAGCGCCAAAGCTCGTATTTTTCTATTACTGATATTAAAATTTCTGCATACTTTGGAGCTGTTGCATATCCGCATTTTTTCAGACCTCGCGCCCACCTTTTATAATCAGTCCTTTTAAGTTTGGTTAAATGCCGATAATGTTTTGACGTCAAGAGTCTGGAATGGTCCCGATATGACCACCAAGCGGAGCGGTAAACAACGAAGCGATCCGTCGGAGTATCGTCCCGGTAAACCGCGTATTTTTCCTTTCGCCCTCGATGCCATTTTACCCCAAAGTGGTTATTGTGTTTTTTTGCCAGACTTGATCGTCCGCAGTTGCTCTCTATTATACCCTGAGCCAGCGTAATTGCCACAGGTATATTGTAAAGCTCTGCTTCCTTCTTTGCAGTTCTCAAATACTTTTCGATGTACTGCTCGATGTGATGCGGAGCTGGTTGCCTTTTCAGCGCTGGAAAAGTTGCTGAGCTAAAAAGAAAGGTTGTCAAAAATAAGATTGTCGCTTTCATAAATAAGGTGTTAAATTATAAAAAAATGTTTACTAATGCTGCTCCTGTTGCGTAACCTAAGCCATAACACAAAGCTAATTTTGCACGCTGCCAGTTGTTTTTTGCTTCGATCTGATAGGCAAGGAAGGGCAGCCCTAAGAACGGTCCGATAAATGCCCAAAAAACCATTGGCAAAAGCTCTCTATCTGAAACGGCACTAATATAAAATGTTGATGCAATTTCGATAATAACAGCAGCAATAAATAGGATTGTGTATTTCATGGCTGGAGTTATTTCAAAGGCTTTATTTCCGTTATACTGTCATTAACAAAAAAGATTTTCAGCGTATCAGCACCGTTAAAAGGCTGTTCAGGTGCTTTGTATTCCTGCTTCATCTCGCAGCGTAATAATTGCCAAACCAAGATAGCCAAAACTATTACCGCTAAAATGTCTCTCATATTTTGCTCACAAACGGATAAAACTTTGATACCTGCTCTCTGGTCCTCCTGCAGATAAAAGCGTCTTTGTGCGCCCTCTGCCAGGTTGCGATCATGTAGTCCGCTTCCATCTCAGTCTCGTAAACAAATAGGATCCTGTAATATTCTCCAGCCTGCTCAACCATAGCGGAGTCGAGCGTGCACATTGCGAGGTGTTCCGCCCTGATAAATTGCGGCGTCTTAGTGCTCATGATCTGGATGCAAAATAAAGTGTCGGCTTGTTGAGCCATTGCGCTAACTGAAAGCGCTAGAATAAAAATAAGTGTTTTCATAAAAATAAGGTTTTTAAAATTGATAAAATGATTAAAAAGGAAGCTCATCGACATAATCGACTAACTTAGCTAATATTTGTCTTTCGAGTTCGTGCTTGTCGGCATTCATAAACTGAGCAGCCTGCGAAACGTCCTCAAATTTATGACGGTTGACTTTAAGCTCAGTAACGATATACTTTGTCGACATATTTACATAATGCTCCTCTGGATGCTTAAAAAAGTCTGCTCTTACGTCAATGCAATATTCCCAGCCCGAGTGATAAGAATAAAATAATACTTCGCTGTGTACAATATTTGGAGCTATCAGTCTGTCTCTTGGTATATAATGCCGAAGGTTTTCTCCCTTGTAGGTATATTCAATTACCGCCCGTTTGTTTAGGCTTTTTTCGTGCGTCAGCTCTACAACCTTAACGAATAGTAATTTTGTATCGTAGCCGCTTTCGAGTGAGTGGTGAGTGATTTCTGCAAATGCAAACATAGAAATAAGGTTTTTAAGTTTTGAAAAATTGCAGTTGGTCGGATGCTGCTCCCCGTAGCGGTGGTTATATTATTTGCAATTCTCTGAGTTTATTTTCAAATTGCTTTAAGTAAGCAAGTCTATTTTTATCTGAGTGCGAATTTTGAATTTTTTTGATATTTTGAAATGTATCTAAATTTGCGTTGCTTATTTCTCTCATAATGCTCGCAAAAGTTCTTAGACCACCATTTGAATAATGTACAACTACATTTAATTTACCATTGTAATTATCAATTTTAGGGCAAACAAATGGATTAACAATTTTCTCTAAAGATACTTTTGTGATTGTGTTTAGCGTTGTCATGATCTTAATTTTTTTGTGTGTTAATAATTCCTTTTCGTTATATTGCAATACAAAGATAGATTTTAATTCTATAATAAAAAAGCTTTTTCAAAAAAAAATATTCATCCAAAGCTAAATTTTAACACTTTTTTTAAAAATCGAAGTGATTTGGGGTAAAATACCCTGCATGATTGCTCAAAATATTATAAATCGCAGTCTCTTCTACCGGCAAAACCTTTGTTAATTCAGTAACTGCAACCGCCTTTTTCTCGTAACGCTCCAAATACTCTGGGTAAATCTTAATAACGACATAGCGATTTATTACCGATTGTCTGACTATATTGTATTTAAGCAGGTAAAAAATGATCGCCTGCAAGTTCGGTATCTCCCCGAGCTTTTCCTGCAGTTCCTGAGCCAGCAAATGACAAAACAAGCGCCGTGAATTTTTCTGCCTGTCCCTTGTTAGGTTTATGATCATAGCTCTAAATTTCGAAAGTACATTATTACTTTGCCTTTGCAGGCAGAGCAGCTCAGATCCTTTTTCATTCTCTTTTCTACATTTTCGCCCCTCTGGAATACCTTTATAAAACGATAGTAAAAATAAAACATTCTTTCGAGGTCTTGATATGGAATAAGCAAATTTGATTTATTACGCTCCATTATTTCACGAACCTCTGGCAGGTGCTCCGCTGGA